CCATCGTTAGTTGATGGGTTTCTGGCGCAATTGCATTGCCTGCCATGCGTTCCGGTTAACGAATTAGCCGATGACAAACTCCAGTTATACGCACTTAAAGCAACTGCTGAAGTAGGTCTGATTGCAGCGGGTGCAGTATCTGATGAAAAGCTTACAGCTTGTCGCAAGCATTCGATGGTTGAGAGTGTCAATTCGGGTATTCGGTATTTGTCACTTGCTGCAATGACGATGCACGCCCGCTTACAGACCAACCCTGCCATGAATAGCGTGGTTGATACTGTCAGTGGTTTAAGCGCTTCATTCGGTCTGATTTGAGGTGTTACACATGGAACCGTCATTCGCTTCATTACTGAAACGCCAAAGTCCGTCCATGAGTTACGGCCACGGCTGGATCATGGGTGAGAACAATCACCGCTGGCACCCGAGCCACGACCAGTCTGCATTGTTAAATGGGCTGCGTACTCGTAAGCCATCACTCGTTACCAGGCTGATTAAGCGCTGGAGGACTATATGAAAAGTGCTGCTCTGGCTGAATCTGTAAAGGCACCACAAGCGACATTTAACAATGTGTACTTGATACATGCACGGATTGATTGCCCGTTAAAAATGACCGGCGATGAATGTCTCGCTCGTTTCCGTCAGCAATTAAAAGCGACCAACAACACGGCGCTGCGCAATTTTAATAAGCTCGACAATAACTTTAAATTCGTTGTTTTGACACTGGCTAATCGTCTGGAACCGTCATCATTTAAACCCGACGAAATCGGTAAGCCGTTTGAATATTTCGAACAGGCGCGCCGTTTACTGATTATCCGTTCAATGAATGAAATTACCCGTTGGGGAAGTTTACTCCCGGCAAGATTTTCAAAGCACGACTGCTTTTTAGCTGAGTAATTAATCCATCCCAAAAATCAGGCGTAAACCCGCCGGGCATTCTTTTGCCCAAAACCAGGAAACAGAGATATGCGAAACATCGAAAACCGCAATTTTGAAACTGAGAACACTGCTTTGGTTTCTCTGCTGAATAAAGCAAAAAACGAAGAACGTAAAGACCGTGCACTGGCTGTCTCATTGCGTCTTGAGGCGCTGGCGGTTCACATCACCCGCGAGGGTATGGACGGGAAAGAAGCCGCAGAGCTACTGCGCCGCGAAGCACTTCGCTATGAAAATGAATCTCAGGAGCTGCACTAATGGCCGACGCAATGGATTTAGTACAACAGCGCGTGGATGAGGAACTGGCGCGCAATATTAAACAGGCTCGCCCACAGCCTCAGCGTGCCGCAAGTGCGTTCTTTTGCGAAGAATGTGACACTGCTATTCCCGAAGCTCGACGCGCTGTGGTACCCGGTGTCACGCTCTGCATTACCTGTCAGGAAATCGCAGAGCTGAAAAACCAGCACTACAAGAATGCGATATGAGCCGCATTAACTTTGCCTGGCCGTGGAATGCACCACGACAGGCCATTGCCAGCCCCTATCTGACCTACAAAGAACAACATCGCCGTGATCGAGAGATTGCGGCGTTGCTGCGTGCGCGTGATGCACTGGCAAAGCAGCCAGAATGTGTGCGTTACGATATTAATCGTCGGGTCGATTATTTAGAGCGTAATTTCGGTGCTCAACGAGCCAATGCTCACCTCGTGACGTTTGTCAGGCGAGCATTGCCGCGGCTTGAGCTGGTCGCTGGTATTTACCAAATCACTGGCATCGACAGCCATCTTTCACAGCAATTATTTGGCGGTCGTTTTGATGCGCCGGACATCCGTTTTCTTGCCTCAAAACTGGTTAACCTGACCGCCCGATATAACCGCCTGCAGGATATGTCAAAAGCCGACATTGAACTGCTGGCCGCTGATATTGCGAATTACATTAACGGCGAGATCGGGACTATCGAGGGCGATGTTGGCAGGTTAAAAGTGCTGTATGCGATTTATATGCGTGCTGCACAGATTGCCCGTCATTTCAGGTGTCAGCCGCCGTTGTGGGAGCGCGTCACCACTAAATTAGTTTCGCTTGATGATATTGGCCCTGCGGTGTTGCGCATGGTCAATGAGAAATGGTGGCGTGGGCGTTTACGCCGTGTCGCTTCTGAATGGCGTGAACATCTGCAAATTGCCCTGGGCAATGTCAGTAAAAAACACACTCCCTACGCCAGCAATTCCTGCATTGCGGAATGGCGCGAACAAAGACGGCGTATCCGTGAATTTCTCAAGGGAATGGATCTCGAGGACGAGGAAGGAAACCGCATCAGCCTGATTGATAAATACGATGGCAGTGTGGCTAATCCGGCCATCCGTCGCGGGGAATTAATGACGCGCATCAGCGGGTTTGAAAAGATCTCAAACGAGCTGGGTTATGTGGGGGAATTTTACACCCTGACCGCGCCGTCGAAATACCATGCCACAACCAAAGCAGGCTACCGTAACAGTAAGTGGAACGGTGCCAGCCCCTCAGATACGCAGAGCTATTTAACCTCCGTCTGGTCGCGTATTCGCGCCAAACTGCACCGCGCTGAATTGCGTATTTTTGGCATCCGGGTTGCAGAGCCTCATCATGACGGAACACCCCACTGGCATATGCTGATTTTCATGCGTCCCGAGGATATTTCCCGAGTGCGTGCTGTGATGCTGAAATATGCGCATCAGGAAGATGCTGCCGAGCTGGTGAGTGATAAAGCCCGTAAGGCTCGCTTTCATGCCGAAGCTATCGACCCCGAAAAAGGCAGCGCCACCGGTTATGTGGCGAAATACATCAGTAAAAATATTGATGGGTTTGCACTGGATGGTGAACGCGATGACGAAAGCGGTGAGCTGTTAAAAGAAACGGCTCCGGCTGTCGCTGCCTGGGCGGCTCGCTGGCGTATTCGTCAGTTTCAGTTTGTGGGCGGTGCGCCAGTAACGGTTTATCGTGAGCTGCGAAAAATGGCTGATACTGAAACCGCTCATGCGCTCAGTGTTGAGTTTGCAGCGGTACATGATGCGGCTGATGCTGGTCTGTGGGCTGATTACGTCAACGCGCAGGGTGGCCCATTTGTACGCCGTGACGAATTGCAGGTGCGTACCTGGTATGAGCCAACCGAAACTCTCAACGAATACGGTGAGGAATGCACGCGTATTAAAGGTGTATTTGATACCACCGTCGGCAGTGACACCCCGATTTTAACCCGCCTCATTCAGTGGAAGATTGTCCCGAAACTTGCTCTTGTTTTGGACGTTGACCTTAAGGGCGATCCTTCGCCCTCTCGGAGTTCTGTCAATAACTGTACGGGGGAGACTTTCGGAGCGCCCCCTTCCCCGCCAGAGATTGACTTAAGCAAACCTCTGAGCCGATCGGCCAGACGAAAATTAGCTGAACGAATAACAGAGAAGAAGCCAAAACGGCAGCACTCATCACCCTACTTCGATGTAACTAACGATACGGCGGTGAACTTGCTCATTAAGAACACTAAGGAACAAACTGGTGAAACCATAAATCGTGGCACAGCTCTGCATCTTATGGCTGGCAGTAAAATGTCTATCGATGGCAATTGGTATCGAGGCACAGCTAGTGGCGACTTAATCGCTACGCAACCAGATACCACAGCTTTGAGAGTTAAAAAAATATGGAAAGGCATGAACACAATGCACAACATTGATACAAACAAGGTTGTTCATGATCCATTCGGCCAGTATGCGGAGATGCTAAAGAAGGCTGACCGTGCCGCGTGGGAGCGCCTTTTCGGAACCGATAAAACGAGGCAGCGAATTTGCGCAACTTTCAGGCAAGAATAATTTATCTATTGTTTTCATGACTATAAATCCAGTCACGGGATGATAATTTCCTTCACAAATGTTAACCGCACATGATACTGTATATTCATACAGTGAATTTATCGAGAGGAACTCATGCTGATGGAAGAGACCAGCCGCGCCCAACATAAGTGGGCATGTGTGCAATTTATCGCTGAGGTATCACTGATTGCGAATTGCAAACCATCAGATTTAAAGCTGGCGCTTTCGCTGATTGCAGACCTGGCGAACAGTGAAAACGAAGAACAGACAGATGAGCAGGTTTATTACGAAGTAAAATAATCGTTTCGATATGCCTTAATCCAAAGTGTCATTCTTTGATAACGTAGCTATTGAGCACAGATACTTAAGAGTAGAATTCTGCTTCACTTTTCATAATTATCAGCGAGGGTGGTGATGTTTGATTTTTTAAAGAGAAAGTCAGTTCAATCCTTGGAAAACAAAGTGCGGGAACTGAACGCTGAGGCAAGACATTTTTACGATGCTAAAGTCGACCTTGAGGAAAGAGCTTATTTCGACCTTTTGAACCTTGCTCATGAGAAAGGGCTAACCGCAGGGGCTGCCGCTAACACGAAGGAAGGCTCGTTGATTTTGTCTGAAATTGTGCTCAATCGTCAGTATGCTATGTACCTAAATGAACAAGCTATTCAAGCCTATGCCGAGCTACGAAGATTACGTGGCGATCAGTCTGCATCGCTGTCAAAAGAGGCATGGTTTAATGACGTTGTTAGGCCATCTGGTGGCGACCATATTATCAACAAAGAAATACCTTTCTTCTGTCAGAAATTGATAGCAGACGTTGAAAGTGAACTCAGAGGCCAGGACACAGAATAGATGCTTTACACCCCACTTACTGCCTAAAAAAGCGTGCATGCATATAGTGCATGGAAACGCATGATCGTAAATGGATCGTTTTTATCAAAGCCTGCCAGCTCTGGCGGGCTTTGTCGTATCTGCTGCACCTGCATTAAAACCGACCCATGAAGCGTGCAGGCGTGGCGGGGATAGCATTGCGCGCAGTGGATGACTACACTCATCAATTCCTACCCCCTAAGCTGTAAAGTAATATCAGATGCTTAATAAAAATTTATCAAGCTCCCTAACCTTCCGGCAAGCAGGTGCAAGTTTTGATATTGATACATCTTTATGTTCATACTGAACTTTAGCTAGAACTTTCCTTGCAGAAAGCTCTTTTAACTCTTCAGCATTCTCTGTTTTTTTCTTTTGTTGTTCAATTTCCGCATTCAAATTATCAATTCTTGAATGTATATATTTTTTGATTCTGATTAACCACTCACTTACAAAATGGTAAACATATTTCCCTCTAGTTAACTGGTCTTTATCTAAAGAACATATTACATCATGGTAAGCTCGTTCATCAGGTGAGAGGGTTTTAATTCTCTGATTCACGCTTTCGATACCATTCATTTTAAGAACAACATGATCTTTATTTATTTTATCAAAAACCTCTTCATTATTAGGAAACTCGAGCCCGAGACCTAGTATTCTCGCCATAAACAAATGAATCGACAATTCTTTAATTTCAAGATAAAAGCTATCCCTTGCTTTAATATACATCTGCATGACACATTCAAGTATGGCTTTATTTTTTTCATCAAATCTAAATGTAGATGTTAAAAAGTGCTTTATTACCCTTTCATCTGCAAGAGGATTTTCGATTGCGTAAAATGGAAGTGTTAGGATGTTTTTACATGAGTGGCAGAATAGAGAATAGTCTTGATCAACGAAGAAATAAGTTTTTGAGAGATACTCACTCCCCTCATTTTTTAATTCAGTGTAAAGCGTTATCGATTGGTCTTTACCTGAGCCATTTATATGTGAATAGTCTTTTTCAAAGCTGCAAAGGTTTAATGCATGAAAATAAAAATCATAGTCATCATCCCCTTCAAAAACGAACATAATATTATCAGGAGATTTATTTTTTATTAATTTGAGCCTAAGGACGCAAGGTTTTTTAATCGCATCCATCATCATCTTGAATCTTTCATCCATGATCATCTACGCTCTCTTTCCTTTGATACTTTGAGTGTTTTAACTTCTGTTTTAAGCTCATTATTAAACACGAATGGAGAATGTGTAATTGCTAATAACTGCATCACGGATGGGCTGTTTGCAATATCAATAAGTACATGTTCCTGCCACTCCAAAGATAGTGACAACTCAGGCTCATCTATTAAAACAATTTTCTTTCTGGTATGGTCTAAATACATATGAGCCATTAATGAAATAATTTGTTTTTCACCTGAAGATAGATCTTCTAATTCAATTGGATTATTTGTAAAAACATCTTTCACTATAACTTGCAATGTTTCAACATCAAAATTCAATGACTTAGAATCGTCTGATAATTGAAGGTATTTATTGCATATGGTAACAAAACTCTCAATTTTAAGTTCCAATTCTTTTGTTGAATCGATAACTCCTTTCAGTTTAGATAGAAAGTAATTGAGCATTTTGTTATTTGCAAGTAAACTTTTATCCTCCATTATATCCGTAACCTCCTGAATAATTCTTTTATTTCCTTCTTTATCTTTATTAACTACTCGACCTAGAAAACGCGATAACTCAGAAACAGATGGCAACTTTGGTTTTGCCGGTGCGTTTACTCTTCCTGTCATCATGTCTTCAATTATTGTTGCGCTTAGTGTCCTATACCCTAAACTAGAACGCCGTTCAATTGAGGAACTTATTTCTTTTAATTTACTTTCCACATCATACAAACCAAATTCTATATTTGTTGATGATGGCCCCGCTGATGTTTTTATCATTTCCCCTTCAATAAAAACTACTCTCTCATTCTCTTCATGGTTGAACTTATCTCTTAAGGTTGCTTTTTCAATCCTTCTATACGTTGGTAAATATATAATATCTATGTCATTAGTAAGTCGTTTTATTTCATCTAATGCAAGAACGGATGCAGATTTTTCATTCTTGTTTTCTGAAAAAAGATCCATTTCAGAGCTTGAATCATTGAACTTATTTAACGCACGTCTTAAATCCATTAGAATAGCTTCAAGTTCAGAATTTGAATATGGACTTCTCTTATATATCATTTTATACCAAGAACAACTCCTAGCATCTCTGACAGGTTTATCCTTCACAAAGGACAGAATATCATCAAGTTGTGAGGGTCTAGCGAATCGTTCTAAATCTCTAAAACTTGAAGGGACATAGTTACTTGCCAAAAAGTCCGAAAAACTCAAATCGGAAATATTTATCGTAAATTTCCGGTCACTTAACTCCAAAGTTATTGTTTCACATTTAACTTTTCTGAGCTCGTCAACCTCTCCTTTCAAAGTTGATTTAAGTGCGTTAATTAATGTCGTTTTACCCGCACCATTTTCAGCAATAATAATGGTACTTTTGCCATTGAAATTCAATTCAATGTCTTTATATCCGTACAATCGTTTTATTGAAAACCTTTTGAGTTCAATGCTCATACTACCTCCTAATAACTTAATGAAAATCCCACACTCGTTCTTACATTTCAATGACCTATGTAACATACATTTCCCATCCTAAAAAGTACATAGGCACCCTTTCTCGATGAGTTCAATCAAGATTTTCTTCCAACATGTATTTTTTAAACCGCATCACCTCCGCCCCTACCCACTCGTTAACCTCCTTAATCCGCTCCTGCAACGGCGTCAGCTCATTACGCACAAACACCTGGGCCGCTTTTACCACGTCACCGAAACCGCCGGTATTGTTGGGGATGACGCCCATCATTTGCGGCGGCACACGGTGCGCGCTCATTAAGTCCTCGGCACTGGCTTTCTTGATGTTAAAGAAATCGTCTTTGGTCGCCACTTCGCTGAGCGGCACGATTTTAATCCCGTCCGGTTTGCCGTTAGGTGCATAGAAAAACAGGTTCTTGAAGTTCCCCAGTCCCTTTGAACTGCGCATCGCTTCGCGCAGAGCTTCCACGTCGGTGCTGCTTTGTGCGGCATCAGTCACATACATGATGTAACCGGCGTGCGCGCCGTTCTGGTAATACTTACGGCGGAACAAGGTTGCCGATTCGTTCAGCCAGGCGGAGTTAAGCGCGCTGAGATATTCCGGCAGGCCGTACAGCTCCTGATTAATGTCCGGCTCCAGCAGGTGGAACACAGAACCCGGCGCGAACTCATGCGGGGTGACAAACGACTGCACAAACCAGTACGCATCCTCGCCGGTGCCTTTGCGGGTGTATTTGGCCGGGGAGGTTTCCAGCCGTAATAGCTTGCCGGTGACACTCATGCGCTTTTCTAAAAACGCATTGCCGAACACCAGAAAATCCAGCGCAAAGCGGCTGAAATCCTGCTGTGATAACAGCGGGTGCGGGATAAAGGTTGAGGCCAGAATATTGCGCTTTACGTAAATCGGCGAGCTGTGGTGAACGGCAGCGCGCAGCGTTTTGGCAAGACCGGTAAAACTCACCGGTGGCTCAAACCATTTCCCGTTACCGACGCACTCGGTGTAATCCAGAATGTCACGGCGATCGAGCACCGGCGACGGCTCACCAAAGGTAAAGGCTTCCATTTTTTGCGGTGCAGCAGCCGGTGGTGTGACTGTGTTTATTGCTGCGTGTTTTTTATTTTTCTTTGCCATCAGTTGAACTCCAGAATTGAGGTTGATGCGTGGCCACTACCGGCGGTTAATGGCTCATTTAACAGCGCGTGCATGGTTGCCCACGCGACATCGGCGTGGCTGGCTTCTTCGCTGCGGCTGGCGTCATAGGTCGCGCTGCGCCCGCTGCTGGTCATGGTTTTACGAATAGCCATAAACGAGGCGGTGATATCGGTGTAACTCACGTCGTATTCCAGGCAGCCGCGTGAAATGGTGTCTTTGGCTTTGAGCACCATTGCGGTTTTCACCTCGGGGCTGTAACGGATTTCCCGCGCTGCCGGATAGAATGCGCGCACGAGCTGGTAAACACCCTGACCGATACCGGTGGCATCGATACCGATATATTCGACGTGGTATTTTTCGGTCAGCTTTTTGATGGATTCGGCCTGCGTCGCGAAGTCCATCCCCTTCCACTGGTGACGCTCCAGAATGCGGAATTTGCCCCCGGCAACCACTGGCGGAGCCAGCACCACACATCCGGCACTGTCGCCGGTGTGTGAAGGATCGTAACCAATCCACACCGGGCGATAACCAAACGGGCGCGTGGCGAACGGCTGCCAGTCATCCGCCCAGGCTTCCATACTGTCGACCATGCAGCGTTGCAGCTCCTCGAACGGAAACACCGAAGCTTTGTCGTCGACAAATTCGCACATGAATAAATTGCGGAAATCCTCGGCGCTGTTTTCGCGCTTCAGCGTGTCGAGGTTAAACAGGTCACAGCCCCCGGCGAGCGCATCCTCAATGGTGACAATCTGCCGCCACTGACCGTCGGCACAGGCCATGCCGTTTTTTAACGCCGTGTGGCTGATATCAAGGTCAACACACTCGCTTTTGTCTGACCGGCCTTTGTTGAACAGTTCCCCTGACCAGAACGGATACGCGCCATGCGCCAGCGTGGACGGGGTCGAGAAATAGGTCGAGCGCAGGTGCTGCTGCGAGGCCATGCCTGACGCCACTTTGCGCAGTTTCTGGAAGTTGGGTATCCAGAAAATTTCATCGACCAGCAGGTCGCCGTTATGGCTCTGTGCGGTGTTGGAATTGGTGCCGAGAAAAATCAGTTTTGCACCGTTGTTGCCGATGACAATCGGGTCGCCTGTCAGGTCAACATCGACCAGGCGCGCAAACTGGATGATGTACTCGCGGAACACATACGCCTGCGTCTTGGACGCTGAGAGGAAAATCTGGTTATGGCCGGTTTTCAGCGCGCGCAGCAGTGACTCACGCGAGAAATAAAACGTCGCGCCAATCTGGCGGGATTTAAGGATATTGCGGATACGGTGCTTAAATCCCGCCTGATGCCAGCCGAGCTGATACTCGAAGGATTCAGCAAAGAAAATCTCCTCGAGCTTTTCGATAGCCTCGTCGCTGAAATAGTTCTTTTTCGGCTTCTTACGCTCACCTTTATTGCGGTTCGCCACGTTGGGATTTAAATCCGCTTCACTGCCGGTC